TAAACGTTTGTTTAAATTTTTGCACGGACATGTAACTGTAAACCCTGGAAACTTGCAGGAAAGAGTGAGGAGTAGACAAACTAGAAACGTAATGATTGAAACAGTAAATTCTTCAGATCCTAGTACAGTGAACTCTTTAAACTTGATTCCTGTGACGACCAACGTATTGAGCGTTGTCTTAATTATGATTATTTTGATAGCGTCCGTCATGATCACAGGAACTTTGATTCAATACAAGTACCAACAGGCTCAGTCACAAGCAATTCATCTTTACCAGGAGATATTATCCCAACTCCCATGGCTTACTCGATACGAAAACGTCGAACAAAAGGACATGGAGACAAGCAACCACAAACCCCAAGAGGAGAACTTTGTGGAGTATGCGGACAGGATAATCGACAAGAAGGCGAAGAAAGCATATTTGCGAGATGTGGATCTTACAGGTATGCACAAAACATCAAGAATGATGATAAAATTGCACTACATGGACCATCCACAACATCTAGCGACAGCCGTGATGTTACACGAGTCTGCGAAACCTGTTCATATAGAACAAAACTCGCAGAATCAAGTGAAAAAATTTTAAAAGCAAGTCAAGCCTTGTGTGGGTTTGATACCAAGGTGATACCAGATCACCAAGAAGTGCAGGGGTGGGTAACCAAATGTGATGAGTTTCCTCATCCACCAGAAACCAAACCTGCCGTGTTTCAAATTGGACTTTCAATGTCTAGTTACAAACCACACAACGCTATAGCAAACGCCCACAATGAGTACAATGCTGTAACAACTCGACAAATAATGCAAACGCTTCCAAGTCTTAAATGGACTGAACCGTTTGAATTTTGTAAGGAAAACTTTAACAAGATTTATCCTGCTTACGAATACAAACTTTGGACATTTCAAGAATGGAACACCAAAGGAACCTTTTCAGCAGCACGACAAAAGAATCATGTTAAAGCTTACAATGAGTTGCAACATTTAACCAAACAGCAATTGTACCGGAAATCGTTTGTCAAACTTGAAATAATGCATATTTTAAAAACTAAAAATGTTAGATGTATAAGCGGCGCTAGCGACACCTTTAATGTGTTGTTTGGCCCCCCTTTATACTCTTTTTCTAAAGCTCTTTCAAAAACATGGAACAAAGACCACTGGATTTTATATACTTCTGGTACGACTTGTGAAGATGTTTCAGATTGGTTGTTAAATCAATGTGTTAGAATGGGTGTAACTTTTCCCGGTGAAACGTTCATACTAATGGACGAAAGCCGGCAAGACGCACATGTTTCTGCTCAATCCTTACTTTGGGAAATCAAAATGCTTGAAGTAATGGGAGTAGATTCATCCATTTTAGAAGATTTGAAAAGAGCCATTAAAGTAATTGGAATAACCTCAAAAGGATTATTGTACGGACGCAAAGGTGGTAGAAACACTGGAGACCCCCACACTAGTTCTGGAAATTCCCA